CCGCCTCTGCTGCCACTCTACCCGCGTCAGCCTCTTCTACTCCTTTAATTATTGCAGGGGCCACTGCCCTAACTGGTAAACTTGGAAAACTTAAAAGCTGCTGACGAGATAAAGATGAAAGCACTTTATAGGCAGTGCCTGATGGGTTGTCTTTGATTTCTGCCCAGAGCGTTGGCATCACATCTTTTCTAAACTGCTTGATTCGAGCAATCTCATCTGGGCTAAAAAGCATGTCAATAATTGCCCTTTGGTTATTAAAGACATCATTGTAATTTTTTACAATTGCAGTTCTGGTTATATCTCCTCCAGCCCCAGAAAACGCTCTGGTTAGTATTCCGTCCTTCAATAATCTCACTACTTGATCGTATTCAGACGATGGTAATGACCTTTGAAGTTCAGACAAAACCAACGGCACAGCTTGGTTTGGAGCAAATTTATTGTGGCCAAATAACAAGTTAACCACCTGCACTGGCGTGTAATCTTTGTCTGATAAAGAATTTAGTATTTTGTTGGCGGCAACTTTATTAGAGTTTGCCTTTGACAACTTACCAGTCAGCCCAGCATATTGCCGATATAAAACGGTTGCGTTTTTAAGTTGATCAAGAACCTCTTGGTTGCCCTTGATAAAACCTTGTTCAATACCGTTGTAAATCGCGTCATCCAAGTTTTGCTTCATTGCAATCAGAGCGCCTGCTTCTGGAGTTCCCGGTCCAGCTTGACGTATTGATACGTTCAGACTTTTCTGATAATCGTGCAACCTAGATAAAGCTTGGTCTTTAAACTTTGGGTTTTTTGCTAGTTTTTCTAATCGTCTTAGCCTAGTAACCTCTCTAGATAAAGGTCCATCAACAATTTGTCCGGGCGAGAACCCAAAGCGAGGAAGCTCGTCAAGCATCTGCCTAGAAATTGTGGCGACTCCCTCTGGGTTCATCATTGGAGGATCTGAAATTGAACGAAGATTTTCGTACAACTCCTGAGACTCTTCCTTGAGCTGAGAAGCTCTTCCTGTAACAATCGTTTGAGCCTGTTCTGCTGCCGCACTTGGAATGTTGGCGTACAGCCCGTCCGCTCCTATTGTGTTGGCCCCCAATTCAGACTGAAGGTCTAAAGCATCTTTGCGTATTTCGCCTAATTGTGCATCATCAAAACCTCTTATGATGAACGTGCCGATACCCGCATCTTGCGCTCGTCTCAACTCATCTTCTATGCCAGTCATCTCGGTGCTTCTTGGCGTTGGACCCATGGGGATTTCTGCGGTTCTTTGACCCATGGTTAATGGGTATTTTGATTCTTGTAAAATTGCAGGATCAAAACGCGGAAACATTGATTCGCCAATTTGTTCACCAATCTCTCCAGCTTTTCTCGCTACAGATCGTGCAGCGGTTTTAGCGCCCTCTACAATTGGTTTTGCTGCGGGAGGGACCAACGTGTCTGCGGTCACCCCAATGGCTGTTACGGTCCCAACCTCTTGTGCTACATCCGTAAGATCCTGATCTCTTGTTGCAACAGTGTCTGGCGTAATCAGTTGTTCGCCAATCTTTGTGCCAGTTTCTGTGACTGCATATGCTGGCACTGCCCTTACAACAGACTCTCCGATCCCTTTCGCCTTACCTACAAATCTAGCGGCTGGTATGTATTTAACTATTTCTCCAAGAAAGCTGTTAAAGTCTTGAGAGGTAAATCCCGGCTTGTTGATGTAGTAAGGAACCTTGTTCCAAACAATCATGGGCAAACCAAACTTATCAACGAAAGCCCCTCCCCAGCGAGGGTCAGTCTCAAAAGCATTTTTAAAAATTTCAGCCTTACCCAAGTCATCAGAGGTCATCAGTGCTGTAAAGTTTGGAATGGCTCTCTCTGTAAATCCGGGCAAGTCATCGCCCATCTCTGTTAATTCTGGAGCCTCTGGAAACTCAACCAGCTGGTTTTCTCCAGTGACAATAGACCTGAGTCTTTCCAAAATATCAGGGTCTGGAGTATCTTGATTTGGAACTTCCGACATATCAGGAGTTTCAACAAGCTGTTCAGCGCCAGCGCCTTTTGGCAGAATTAATCCATCGCTCATA